GGTGATAACCCTATAATGCACGTAGTTGTTGCAAGGGTTTGATATGGCAAGCCGGAGGCCTCTTTCGCAGCTTGGCAAAGACGCAAGATATAGAATTAATCTTGCCGTCAGGAAAGCGGCTGTAGAGATCATGAATGGCCTTGCCGAGGCTGGGCCTGTTTACAGCGGTCAGTTGCGTGATAGCTGGATTGCCGTGCCTGTTGGGGCTGGGACCCGTGGCAGTGTTGGCGGCGGCTATCCGTACTCGCTTTCTCAGGTGCCCCAGCTTTCGACAACTGTTCGCGAACTTGAAAGAAAAGTCAAGTTCACAATTGAAAACACATCTGAGCACGCGGCGATTGCGCTAGACCTTGAGCAAGGATTTTTTATTACACCAGAGTACGAGAGAGAGTCTCCCATGCCTGGCAATCAAATACAAACCGGATCTCGCGTCAATCCAGCTATTCGTGGTGACATCAGTGTTGGCGGAACTAGAGCTGACGGAAGGAAGGGGCAAGCCGAAATTAGCGCTCCGCTTGATTGGTACGCAACTTATATTGAGGGTGGTGGGATGCAAAAGGCACTTGAGAAGGGTGTCAAACTTGGGTTCAAGGCCTGATCGAAATGACAAACTATCAAAAAATCCGCGCAGCCATCGAGGCTCCCTTGCTTACCGCCTTTAATTCTCAGACGCCATCCATTCCTGTTTACTTCGACAACGTGACATCGGTTCCACCTGATCCCCCTAGTGAGTATGTGAGAGTTAATGTAACCTTTGGGTTAATGCAAAGTGCAGCGCTCTCTCAGAACCTTGACTCTGCCCAGGGTGCAGTCATTGTTCGTTGTTTTTCGGAGAAAGGGGGCGGTCCAGCAAGATGTCAGGAACTGATAGAGATTGCTGCGCTTGTGTTGAAGGCAATTGCTTCATCTAGCAAAGAGGAGGGTTCTGTTTTTGTTAGAACTGGGCCAATTACGGGGCCTTCATTTGAGGCCTTGAATGTTGAGCAGATTGAGCCAGGATACGCATCTTCTTCTCCTCATTTTATGGGGAGAATTAGCGCAAATTGGAAGGCTATTGTTCCCTGTTGAAATCTCTTTGGACAATCGTCGCTAGGCTGTCCATAGCCGGGCAGTGCCCGTAACTGCTGTTTTTTGTTTCAAGCCATGACTTGCGACACTACTGTGCTGACTGGCACGTCCGGGGCCTTTTATTACAAGCCCGCCAACACTGAAGCCTGCCTTCTCGCCACTGCTTTTCCTGCCACTGGTTCCAACATTACTGTTGGTGTTTACCTTGGCTTCCGGGTGAATGATCCGATCACCCTTGCCTATCCCGCTGGTGCGACTGTTACCAATGCGATTGCCGCTGGCGACTACTTCGTCAAAACCTACGACGCTTCGACTGGTGTAATGACCATCAGCTCGACTGCTGGCGGCGCTGCGGCAACTGCCACTGCCCAGCCGACTGGTTTTGGCGCCGAAAAAGCAACCATCTCCTACAACGGTTACACCCTTGTTGGGCAGGTTCGTGATTGGAGCTTTGAAATCACCCGCTCCGAAATCGACGTGACCACCATCGGTCAAGGTGGCGGCCAGTACGCACCGTTCCGCAAGTACATCACTGGCTTTGCAGATGGAACTGGTACTGCAACCATCTACACCACAGATGAGGACGAGTCGATCTCCAATCGTATGATTGAAGACCTGATTCAGCGTCGTCAGTCTGGTGCTGCGGTCAAGCTGTATATCGATCAGGTGTTCTCTGGCGGAACTCTTAGCGATTCGCTGAGCCGCTCTGTCACTACCAACATCGTTCTGACTTCTGCAAGTCTGAACGTGAACCCCGACGACGCTCAAAGCGTGACGATTAACTTCCGTCCTTCCGACGCCCCGACCCTTGATCTGACCAAGACCGCCTGATCTTCGGATTGATCAAATGAGATGAACGCCCCTCTTGTGAGGGGCTTTCTTTTGCTTTGGCGCCAGATGGCTAGTCTTGAGAGGAGGGTTTGTAGCCCGCCATGTCTGGAGCCTTTTTGATCGGGCGTGGCCCGGACGGAAAAGACAAAGCAGCGGAGGTCAACGCCGATGGGGCACTGAAAGTTGATATTGCTAGCGCTACTCTTGATGTTACCGCTAGTGGCGTTGAGATCAAAAACGATAGCGGCAACCCAATTCCTGTTGTTACTGGGCTTGAGATTCCAGAGCATGATTATATTGCCTTGAGTTATACCGGGGCGAATCTGACTGGCGTTGTTTACAAAACTGGCGGATCAAGCGGCACTACAGTGGCGACGCTGACGCTGGCCTATGACGGCAGTGGCAATCTGACCTCCGTTACCAAATCCTGAGGAGGCGAGCCGTGGCCGTGAAGTTCAACCCGTTTACCGGGAACCTGGATCTGATTGATACGACCGCAGCGGCGGGATCGACCACACAGGTTCAGTACAACAGTGGCGGCAGCCTGGCGGGCTCTGCTGATCTGACCTGGGACGACACCGGCAAGGAGCTGGTGGACTCCACGCCAAACATGGTTCTGACAACCTGGCCAGCCCAACACCGAGTTCACTGCCCAAGCTGCAACTACACAGGTACACGGCTATGACCATGAATCAACGTCATCTTTTGATCGCGGCTACTGGCCTCACTGTTGGCTTTGTGCTGTCACGCATTGCTTTGTCCCTTGCAGCCTCGTAGAGAAGGAGTCCTCGATGGCTGACCACCTCACCAACCGCGCACAACGGTTAATTGAAGAGTTCGAGGAGGGGGACAGTGTGCGCCATGGCATCGCCAACGTGCTTAGGCATCTGGCCTTTGCTTGGGACAGCTACAGTGATGAGGGCACGCTTCATGGTGTTCGCGTATCGCTGTTGGAGGATCTTTGTGAAGAGCTAGAAGCACCCACTTTGTTGGAGCGTGCACTGGCTGGCGACAAAGATGCCTCAATGAAAGTCTTACAGAAAATGGGGGTTGTGGATCAGCACGGTCAGCTCACTGACAGGTACGCCCCGTACGCCTCGGACCCCGCTAGTGAGGAGAACTTGAATGACTGAGCAGATCTCCCTGGCTGACACCGATGGATTCCAAATCGTACCTCTACGAACGGAATCAGTAGATCCATCTGCCTATCGCCTAGCCAGATACCGCACCTTCGATGGTGCTGTTCACCTCAAGCTCCAGGGGGCCTACCGATGGACCGAGGGAACGAATGGTGGCTGTGAGTGGAGGGACATTCCGACAGTCGATCTGGATGAAGAAGCTTGCCCCTCGTAGAGTCCCCGTATTGTCATGACCCCAGCCATAGCTGCTCTCGTCGCCATTGCGCTGAACTGGGATGCAATCCCGGCTGCACAACAGGCGTACACCACCATCACCACCCGAGAGCGGCGGGGTGGCACCGAACTGCGCATCAGCACCAATGACCCCGGCAGCCATCTGACGGGCCTCAAGATGCGCACCACACCGCAAGGCAAACGCGAACGTGGTGATGGCCCCGTGGTGAATGCGTTCTACCTGGACAAGGGGATCTTCACCGGCTGGCGGTTCATTGGCGGCAAGGGCTCTGATCGGCTGGAGTTCGGCCCGCAGGGTCACATCATCAGCAAGCGCTCCGGCGGCGTGGTTGATTTTGGCCGCGACAACGTGCGTGATGTGTTCGTCTTCACCAACAGGATTGACGTTGCCAAGTGCAGCGAAAAGCACGGTTTCCCCTGTCACCCCCTGAACCACCTGCAGCGGGTGGTGATCAAAAACATGGGGCCAGAAGACTTGATTGTGCTACAGGGCAAACGCTTCGGCGCTGGCCAGGTAATCAACGGGGCATTGCCTGGGGTGCCGGTGGATCGTTTGCGGGTGGAGCTGCAGACTGGAAATGTTAAAGACTGAACAGATTGCCTTGGTGATTCAGCGACGCAACAGCTGAATCACTTTTGCGTCGGCCTGCGCTATAGGTTTCGGCTCGACCTAGACTGATTCAAGAGATCGCGCTTCAATGTCAGTCACACCAGGGCGTTACAATTTTACATTACAGCGAAGGGCTGATTTCGATCTTCAGCTTGGCTTTCGTGACAGCGCTGGTATCGCCATTGATTTGACAGATTGGTCTGTTTATGCCCAGGCCTGGGACAGGGGGCGAACCGTAAAGTATTCAGATTTTACCGTGACATATACAGACAGGATCAATGGCATTATGCATATCTCGCTGACGGATGTTCAAACGGAGACGATGCCTGATGAGTGCTTTTACGACGTAATGCTTGAAAGCCCTTCTGGGCTCAGAGAGTATTATCTTGAGGGCATGATTATTGTTTACGAGGGCTATACCAAGCCTGCAGCCTGATGACCAACACGGTAACTGTTCAATCCACCTCCGTATCAATCACAATTACAAACCCCTCTGGGGTTGAAACTGTTGTTTACGCATCATCTCCATCGATCGTGGACGTGATGCAGCCAGGGGTTCCCAGTGGTGGAGCGCTGGATGACATACTTGTTAAGGCTTCTGCGACGAGTTTTCATACTCGATGGACTGATAAGCCAAAGCTTGACGCGATTTCATTTGATTTACTTGCCGGCGAATCGGTTGCAGCTGGCGAACTCGCCTGGAATTCTGATGAGGGCACCGTTGATCTTGGCAACCTGAATGGTGTTGTTAATCAGCTGGGGCAGGAAACCGTTCTGCTTTGCAGGAATTCAACAGGCAGCAGGATCGAAGATGGCACCGCTGTAATGTTTGCTGGCACTCTTGGTAATAGCGGAAGAATTCTTGTTGCACCCATGGTTGCAAATGGAAGTTATCCGGGGTATGTGTTCTTTGGGATTGCCACGCATAATATCAATGCCGGGACAGATGGTTACATCACTGTTTTCGGTAAAGTTAGAGGCGTTTCTACGGTTGGATGGAATGATGGGGATGTTCTCTGGTGTGATCCAGCCGTGCCCGGTGGGCTTACAAAGGTTGAGCCCCATGCGCCAAACTTGAAGCTGCCAGTTGCTGCTGTAATCAGCGGTGGAAAGAATAACGGTGTGATCATGGTCAGGGCTGATACGGGGCGGAGGCTAATGGATCTCCATGATGTTGAAGCCAATGGCACGAAAGACGACTACGACATTCTCCACTGGAGGTCCACTGAAAATCGCTGGGAACCAACTGATCGCCTCACTCTTCTTGAGCAAAGAGTGACAGCCCTTGAGGGCGGTGGCGGTTGAACTTGAAGTTTTTGACTGGAATGGTTAGTATTCTTGGGTTCCCAAGGCCTTGTTATGGCTGCGACCCCTGCTACGACTGGCGCCATGCGTGCCATTGATCGCCTGCGTAAGGCTGCGAATTTTGAGCCCATCAAGCAGATTGTCACTCTTGATAACGGTGACTACCTGGAGTTTTATGTGACCCCTCTTACTGCTGCCGAACGGGAGAAGGCTCAGCGTAACGCAAAGTCCGACAGCGCTAACGACTATGCTCTCCAACTACTGATTCTGAAGGCCAAGGACGAGTCTGGCCAGCCGCTTTTCAAGCCAGGCGAGGCGGTGATTCTTAAGCAGGAGGTGCCGGACGAGATCCTGCAGCAAATGATTCTTAAAGTTCTTCGCCCCAACGAAGAGGCTGATGATGTTGACATGAAAAGTTCTGGAGACTGAGCTAGAGAAAGACAGTAGATTGTTTTTCCAGCTTTCACTTGCAGAAACCCTTCACTGCACTCTTTATG